CGTTTGCTAACTCAGCTACTAATATTACTACAGTAACTAATACTGGTATTAATACTATTGGTGGCACATCATTTACTGTTTCTAATACTAATGGTATCCGTGTAGGTGATGACGTGTATTGCCCAACTGTTACTTCCGCGTTCTTTAGTTTAACTAAAGTAGCGTCTATTAACGGAACTACTATTACTTTAACAACAGGTGTTGCGGCAGCAGTGGCAAGCAGTACTGTAATTTACTTCTCACGTAATACAGCGGCTACACCAGGCGAAACAATTTTCTCATTCATTGGTTCTCCGGCTAACAAAGACTCGTTGGATCTTTCATTATTGAAAGAATTGACTAATACACCAATCGGTGGTCGCGGATGTTACCCAAATGGTCCAGACGTATTGTTTATTAACGTTTACATTACACAAGGTACTGTTATTGCTAACTTGGTTCTACGTTGGGGCGAAGCGCAAGCGTAAAGATTGTTCGTTGCAGTAATAAAAAAGCCGCTAAATGCGGCTTTTTTTATAAGTTATCTACTATATCTATAATAGTTTGTATTTTAGTCTGTATTACTCGATTCCGAAGACTAAGATCTAATCCTTTGTGTATAGGTTTAGGAAAACGTGACAAAGTAAACCATCCCCATGCACTATGCTCGTCGCTTAATATAGGAACAAATTCATCTTCTACTACACAAAAATAAGTATGAAAATTAAAAACAGCGTCGTTGCTGGTAAATTTTTCTAAAGGCAAGGCTTTTTTTATAACGGGTAATGATCCTAATTCTTCTTCAATTTCACGTTGTAGTCCTTGCCATGGATTTTCGTGAGCCAGATTAGTGCCGCCTACCAGTCCCCAAGTATCAGCATGTTTACCATGATTTTTTTGTAACAGTAAAAATCGTCGTGTAGATTTGGCACATATTAACGCACCGCTACAAATAATTTTATCTGTTATAGTTCTAGTCTCCATTGCCCGGCCCTATATTCACCTTCAAAGCTCTTAACCCACGAAACGCCGTTCCATAAGTATTGAACTCCAGTGTATATATTCGTTTGCCAGATCATAGTAGTAGTTTCTTGAGCACTATGAAATATTACATTCCACTGTGTACCAGTGTATTCGATAATATCATTAGCTACTGCTACTAATGGTCCCCAAGCACTAGCATATTTTCCATCAGCAATACTTGCGGCATCTCCAATATCTTCGATAATAAGATATCTTGTTCCTGCGATTGCCGAACTAGGATTATACGTCAATGGATTAACAATAGCATCAAATGTACCTGGACTGTTTGGTCTGTACCCTGAAGCCGGATTGTAATGAGTAACATCTGTATCTAAAAATCCGTTACTATCGATTCCGGTATTTGTTACTAGAGTATCAAGGTCCCAGTTAATCATTAATACTGTAGTATCTACAGGATTCAATGCAACAGTTCCTGCAATTTCAGTCCCAGTTTCTTGTATTAAATAAATTCTACTACTACCAGCAACATATTGTCCAGGATATTGTGAAAACACTTCTGCCCAATCGATTAATGGACCTTGTTTTACACTAATATCTAAACTAGGTTCTCTTGGAATAACACTTTCGCTTTCTCCTAGTATTCTAGCTTGACCATTATATACTTGGATTCCAAAACTACTTATAGTTGTTACTTGTTGAGTTAATAAGTTAGTTAAAATTATATTGCCTTCTTGCTCTGGATCGGATCCGAGACCTTCAATATAGCCATACCCGTCTTGAGTCATAGCACCATCATTATAAAAACTAGTAATAATCTTCTTAATAATTCCAAGATGTTTTACCTTAGCTGGAGGACTGATCCATATCGGTGTTTCTACAGTAATAGTAGCTATGTCGATTGGAGTGTCTGTTCCAACTGGCACACTTCTACTACTCCAATTAATATCATTTAAATTTAATACGGTAAGACTAGTCCAATCTATATAGTTGTCAGTTGTTTGTAATTCTAAACTAGGATTAAACAATACTAGTATTTGTTCAAGTATTTGCAATTTTTGATCTGTATTTGCTGACCAAATATCTATTTTCATTTGCAATTCGAATGGAGTAGGCATTATACGTTCAACTGTATAGTTTCTGCCTTGGTTATTTGTGTAAGCTCCACTAGCTACATCGCGCTCGCGAATATGTACCTTGCCTACATAAGTTGCATCAGCTAGTCTATTACGATCTAGTTTAAGTTCTTTAACGTATACTGCAATTCTAGGAACGCTGTTGATTTTATTTTCGCTGTTATTTTTTATAATATTAGCAACTTGACGATCAACATCTCCATACATTACCGGAACTTGATGTAAGGTTCCATCGCCATATTTGACTACGAAATTACTAAGTACTCTTATTGTCTGCGTTATATAACGTCTTATTTGGCCATCGTAAAAATGTTGCATTATAAATCTGCCCTAGGTTTAAGTGCTTGCGATAAACTTTGACGTTGGTCATCTCTGGTGTTATACATAGTAACTACCCAAGTGCCTGCAAATGAAATTGTTTGTTGAGTATTGTTAATTAACGGTAATGTAATTCGAACATTATTACTAGCTATTCCAGTAACCGGATTAACATATCGATACGAACTTATCATATTAGGATATTCTGCAATGGAGTATTCCATTGTGTAAGTATCTAACTTTAGTACAATATAATTGCTAGTTGTGTATGCTATTCTAGTATTAACTACACTATCACCAACTGCTAAAATTACCTGGTCGCTGGCTATAGCATTGTTGTAAGTATAGTTATTGTTATTAATAAATCCAGTTTTGAGTGTAGATCTTGTATCGTTGTTAGTCATGGTCATTCTGACAGAATCTTCCATCTTAACCCATCGCACTCCGTCAAATTTAAAAAGTCTATTAGGCATAAAATCAGTTCTTAAAAAGAAATCATCAGTAGCAGGAGAGCTAGGAAATTGTATACCAAAGCCAAATTCGTAACCATTAACCGGAAATCCATCGCCTAGTAGATAACCACTATAGCCAGTTCTTTGTGGAATAGCATTAACACTTGATGAATTAGTGTTTGCATTAATATTGTCAGCGGTAAGATCTGTTTCGTCTGCATTTCTTAATAATGGTTTACCTGTGTCGGGATCTACTGCTAGTGTATAAAATTGTCTAGTTTCATAACCACTTAACGGAGCATCTGCTTCTGCTTGTGCAACAACTTGGGCATTTATTGCTAGCTCTTGTGTTCGTGTACTTAACAAATCTCGGAGACTAGTATTTGCTACCGGATCGCCGTTAGCATCAACTGCTGGTTGATTTAATATGTCTGCAAACTGTTGACTGTCTACTACTTTCTTACATTTTAGTCTGTACAAATGTGGATACCACGTTACGCTAAATCCTTCGGTTGCACGTCCTACATCTTCGATAACATAATACCTGGGTAATGTAAAATCAAAATCATTAAGCGCAAAATCATCTCGCAAATGTGGCAATTCAAACACATCTCCGCTCATAGGTTTGCGACCAATAGTATTAATAATATCATTAATGTGTACAGTCATATAAATTGTATCACTATCAATGAATAATCCAAATTGACTCAAATTAAAATCAATATTTGCCACGTTATAATGACCGCGTAATCTGTAAATTTCAGTATCGTATTTTCTATCCCGATTTTCTAAGAATAATAAATCTTGGATATTTGTAGGATTCAAAGCACCGTAAACTGGCTGATCCGCAGTTCCTGAAGTTTTTAGTGCTGGACCCATGTATTTGTGCAAATACACATCAGTGCCTCCAACTTGGAACATTTCGCTGGCTTGACGATCTATAAACTTATAGTCGTTACCCTTTTCTGGTTTGTATAAAGATAAACGTGGCATAGTGATATTTATCGTATGATAAATATGTATGGAGAACTTATATGGACGATCTACCATCATCAACGCAATCTGATTCCACAATCGAACGAAATAAAGTGTTTAGCTATGTAAAACAGATGCTAGGCGACGGTATGATTGAAGTAGAATTAGACCCAGTACATTACGAAACTGCCCTTGACCGTGCATTAAACCGTTATCGTCAAAAAAGTCCTAATGCTGTTGAAGAAAGTTATAGTTTTCTTGAACTTATTCAGGATCAAAATGAGTACAGATTACCAGATGAAATTATTACAGTACGTCAAGTATTTCGCCGTGCGATTGGTAGCCGCACCGGCATGGGCGCTGGTGGTACTTTGTTTGAACCCTTTAACTTGGCATATACAAATACATATTTGATGTCAGGAAGTATGATGGGCGGTTTAGCTACATACGAACTATTCAGCGGATATCAAAAACTTGTAGGCCGTATGTTTGGTAGTTATATAGAATTTCTCTGGAAACCTACCACGCATATATTAAATATTTTACAACGCCCATTTAGTCAAGGCGAACAAATTTTAATTCAAAGTTATAATTTTAGACCAGATTGGGTATTGTTACAAGATATCTATGCCAAACAATGGCTTAAAGATTATACTCTAGCAGTTTGTAAACAAATGTTAGGCGAAGCACGTAGCAAGTTTGGAGCCATTGCAGGCCCAGGCTCTCCAATTACTTTAAATGGTACTGCATTGTTAGGAGCCGCTAAAGAAGAATTAGTTGCTTTAGATAAAGAATTGGACACATACGTAGCTGGCGGATCTGGCTATTACTTTGTATTAGGTTAAGAAATTTCTTGACCTTGTAATAAAACTGTTATATACTAGAGCTAACTTAGGGGGCTCTATGATTATAGGTGTGTGCGGTTTTATTGGTTCAGGCAAAGATACTATTGCAGATTATCTTACTAACTTTCACGGTTTTCGTCGAGAATCGTTTGCAAATAGTCTTAAAGATGCAGTAGCACAAGTGTTTGGTTGGGACCGAACTATGCTAGAAGGACGCACAAAACAAGCCCGTGAATGGCGCGAACAAGTAGATCCTTGGTGGGCAGAACGTTTAAATATGCCCGATCTAACACCTCGATGGGTATTACAATACTGGGGCACTGAAGTTTGTCGTAAGGCTTTCCATGACGATATTTGGATTGCTAGTTTGGAAAATAAACTACGCAACAGCAAAGATGACATTGTTATTAGTGACTGCCGTTTTCCTAATGAAATTAAATCAATCAAAGATGCTGGAGGAATAGTTATTCGTGTTGTACGTGGCCCAGAACCCGACTGGTATCGAGATGCCGCAGATATGAATGCCGGTGATAAATGCATGAATTATATGCTGGCTAAAACTCGTATGCAAAAATTAGGTATTCATGCTAGCGAAACAGCATGGGTAGGAACAAAATTTGATTATGTGTTTGCCAACAATGGCAGTATAGATGATTTATATGATCAAGTAAAACAACTTATAAGTCCGGAATAAGATCCCCCTGTTTCCATCTAATTCCTTCTTTATGCAATACCCTGGCACAATTAGCGCATACTGTTTTTAAATTTGCCGGTCGACAATTATTAAGATCTCCATCTACATGAAATGGAGCAAATATTTCTTTATGCGGACTCTTGTATCCGCATTTATCGCATGTATTTTTAACAACATAACCGGCACGTTTCCACCTAGGTTCTTTAACTCCTCGGGAACATAGCCCGCACTGACTTCTATAAAAAGCCTGTCCGTTTTTATAATAGTTAATCGATAACGGTGCTCTACCGCAAGAACATAGTGGTCTCATATTCTATTTAAGCCTTTTTACGACCTTTTCATAGCTTATAACTGAGCCAAAAAAGCAAAATGCCATAAATACATTAACAACATGTATTCATGGAGATCATATAAATGGCAACATTAAATTCACCAGGCGTAAGCGTAACAGTAGTAGATGAATCATTCTACACCCCAGCGGCAGCTGGCACTGTACCGTTATTCATTGTAGCGTCTGAACAAGATAAACAAAACGGTGCTGGAACAGGAATTGCACCTGGAACCCAACAAGCAAACGCTGGAACAGTATATTTACTAACTAGCCAAAAAGATTTATCGGATACATTTGGTATTCCGACATTTAAAACAGATGCACAAAACAATCCTATTCACGCTGGTGAGCAAAATGAATATGGTTTGGAAGCCGCATACAGTTTTTTAGGTGTAAGCAATCGTGCGTATGTAGTACGTGCTGATGTAGATTTAGATAGCCTAACAGGCACAACAACTGCACCATACGGCGAGCCATCCGATGGAACATATTGGTTTGATACAACAGATACTAAATTCGGTGTTTTTCAATGGAATGCCGCTCCAGCTACAACAACTGGTGGTCAAACATTTACTGAACAACAAAGTTCGAATAATTTGACTGTAATTACAGACACTACTAAAGTAGATACAGCAGGCTCACTTGGACTTGCCGGAGCTCCATTACCAAGTATTGGACAGTTAGGCGATTACGTAATCGTTGCAACAACTACATTAAACAAATTATGGTTTAAAAAATATGCAAACTCAACACCTGGCGGTACATGGGTTGAAGTAGGATCTCCAGCATGGGTCGCAAGTTGGCCTGCGGCAACTGGTACGATTGCTACTGGTTCTATTACTTTACTAACTGGCGATGCGTTAGTAATCAATGGTACTAGTATTACTAGTGTAACAACATTAACTGCTTTAATTACTGCAATTAATTCTAATAGTACATTAACTGCGGCGGGAATTACAGCTTCAAACATTAATGGCTATTTAAATTTATTTACTAACGGTACAAACACAAATAATGCTTCTTATACTGGTGCTATTACACTTAGCGGATCTACAGTAGCTAAAGTTGGATTAAACTCAACAATTTATTTGGCTCCTCAATTACAATTAAGTCCACATACTAGTGTTCCGTTATTTAAAATTACTGATAACCAATCAACTAATAACGGTGCTCCAACTGGTTCAGTTTGGATCAAGACTACTAGTGCAGATTACGGTGCAGATTGGATTATCAAAAAATATTCTGCTAGTACAAACACATGGTCTAGCCTAACTACTCAACTAGCCTTAGGTGGAAGCCATGCAATTTATGCCTACGACCCAACAGGTGGTGGAATTAATTTAGCTATTGGTCAAGTTTACGTAAAATACAACGATGACGAAGGCGTTCCAGCATTAGGTCATTTTAAAATTTATATTCGTAGCGCAACTGGTCCAACTACTATTACAAGTAGTTCTATATCATCAAGTACATTTACTGCTGGTGTAAACACATTTTCAGTTAGAGAAAGTGTTGTAGGCCAAGCGGCATTAGCTACACCTTATATAGTTACACCAACTGCGGCAAGCGGTACAGGTACAGTTGCTACACTAACTGTACCCACTATGTCTACAGCATACCTTGTAGGGCAGTATATTACAGTAAGTGGCATGGTTCCAGCTGGATATAATGGTACTTATGTAGTAACAGCATCTACTACAACTAGTGTTAGCTATGCGAACACTACTACAGGTTCATTAACAACTATTGGACAAATTAATAGCGGAGTGCTTGTTTCATTCACAGCAACTGGCGCAACTACTGATGCGGCATTAATGTCGGCTGCTTTTAACGCCGCAATGCCAGCAGGTACAAATTTAATTGCTAGTGTTTCTAATTCAAATCAACTAGTAATTACACACGGATTAGGAGGTGAGATTAGATTCAATGATGGTGCTAATACACCAATTGGAAAAATCTTTACTCCACTAAGTAATGGTGTAGGCACAACTAATTTCTATGCTAATCCAAATGCTAATTTAACAACACAGTATGTTGCTAGTTTATGGAGTCCAGTGAACAGTGCAGGTACAGCAGTAGCTCCTGCTAGTGCAAGTGCTCCTACAACAACTCCAGCTAATGGTACAATATGGTATAATAATTACATCGATGATGTAGATGTTTTAGTTAATAATGGATCAAGTTGGGTAGGTTATTTAACAGTTGCTGGTAAAGCAGTAAATCAATTATAT